ACCGCCCGCCTGGTCACCGAGCAGGTGGAAGCCATGGCCGATGCCGATTCCGACGACGACTCCACTACCGACACCGAAGGGCTCCCGTTTTGAACACGGCCACCGTCACCCTGCACAACGAAACCGCCCAGGCCATCGTGCGCTCGGTCCGCCTGGGCCTGGACAGCCTCCGCGCCGAAGTCCCCCAGCGCCTGAGCGAATGGGCCTCCGAGCACTTCAAGCTCGCTGGCGAAAGCTCCCACCAAAAGGGCGGCTGGGTTGGCTGGTCCTTCCAGACCGGCATCCTGGACTTCATGAGCGACGACCGCATCGAAGACCTCGCCGTCATGAAGTCCAAGCGGGTCGGCTACACCAAGATGATCACGGCCTTCGTGGCCTACAACATCGCCCACCGCCGCCGCAAGCAGGCTCTCTGGCAGCCCACCGACGATGACCGCGACTCCTACGTCAAAAGCGAGATCGACCCCGTGCTCGATGCGGTGGAGGCCGTGCGCAAGGCCCGCAAACAGGGCAAGGCCAACGAAGACACCATCAAGTTCAAGCCCTTCCGCGACAGCGTGCTGCACCTGCTCGGGGGCAAAGCCAAACGGGCCTATCGCCGCATCACGGTGGCCGTGGCCATCCTGGACGAGTGGAGCGCCTTCGACCAGTTGATCGAGAAGTCCGGCGACCCCGGCGGCCTGGCCAAGGGCCGGCTTGAAGGCGCGGCCTACCCGAAGTTTGTCGGCGGCTCCACCCCGGGGGTTAAGGGGCTGTGCCACGTTGAACGCGCCTGCGACAACTCCGAAGGCTATGTGCGCTTCCACATTGCGTGCCCCCACTGCGATGCCGAGCACCCACTGATGTGGGGCGGCAAGGAAAGTCTTCACGGCTTCAAATGGCAGCGTGGCCAGCCCGACACCGTGCGCCACATCTGCCCCCACTGCCGCGAGCCCATCACCCAGGCTGACTACCTGCCCGGCGGCCAGCCCATGGCCGGCACCTGGGTCTGCAGCAAGACCGCCAAGCGCTACGGCCCTGACCGCGTCTGGCGCGACAGCCAGGGCCTGCCCACCCGACCTCCCAAAACCCTGGGCGTGCAGGTCTGGGCCGCTTACAGCCCGCAGCGAAGCTGGGCCAGCATCGTCAAAGAGTTCGAAGAGGCGGTGTCGGCCCTGGAGAAGGGCGACCCGGGCCCCATGCAGCTCTTCGTCAACGAAACCCTGGGCGAGACCTGGGAGGTCAAAGGCGAGCGCAGCGACGAACACGCCCTGCAGGCCCGGGCCGAAGCCTTCCCCCTGTGCCAGGTGCCCGTGGGCGGTTTGGTGCTCACCGCCGGCGTGGACGTGCAGCGCAACCGCTGGGAGATCGCCGTCTGGGCCTGGGCCCGGGGCCTGGAGTCCTGGCCCGTGGACCACCACATCATCGAGGGCAACCCCGCCAGCGAAGAGGACTGGCAGCAGGTCACCACCTACCTGCAGCGACGCTACCCCCAGGCCTACCACGCGGGCAGCCTGGGCCTCTCGGGCATCTCCATCGACTCCAGCGACCAGACCCAGGCCGTGTACAACTGGGTGCGCAAGAACCAGCACCAGCTCCCGTGCCTGCGAGCTGTGAAGGGCCGGGGCGAAGAGGGCGTGCCCGTGCTGGGCCCGGCCAGCATCCAGGACATCAACTGGAATGGCCAGAAATGGCCCCAGGGCGTGAAGCTGTGGAACGTGGGGGTCGACACCGCCAAAGACCTGCTGCTGGGCCAGCTCGCCATCCCCACTCCGGGCCCGGGCTATGTGCACTTCAGCCAGGACCTGCCGCGCGAGTGGTTCGAGCAGCTCACGGCCGAGCAGCGCATCCTGGCCAAGCTCAACGGGCGGGATACCTACCGCTGGGTCAAGCGCCGCCCGCGCAATGAGGTGCTGGACTGCCGCAACTACGCGCTGCACTCGGCCATGAGCATCGGGCTGCACCACCACAGCGACCGCAAGTGGCAGCAGATCGAGGCGGCGGTGCAACCGGTCAATGCCGATCTGTTCAGTGCGCCGCTCCCTGCCAAGGTTCCGGCCATCCCGGTGGCCCCCGAGCCAAGCCCGCCCCGCCCCGAAGAACCCCAAGACCGCGGCTACGCCCGCCGCCGATCTCCGGCCCCGACCTTCACCCGCGCCTGGTAACCCTATGAAAATCCACGCCCAGATCAACTTCCCCGACCCCGCCCGGCTGGTGGGCGAGCTGGCCAAGCAAACCCGCTTTGCCCTGAAGACCGCCCTCAACACGACTGCCACCCAGGTGCGCGACAGCCTGCGCTCTGAGATCCAGCGCACCATCGACCGGCCCACGCCCTACACCTTGAACAGCCTCTTCATCCGGGCTGCCACCACCCAGAATCTGGAGGCCACGGTCTGGCTCAAGGACGAACTGGCCACCTCCAATGCCGGCACCCCGGCCACCCGCTACATGCTGCCCCACATCGTGGGCGGGCAACGCACCCTCAAGCGCTTTGAACGGGCCTTGCAGATCACCGGCCAGATGCCCAAGGGCTGGTATGCGGTGCCAGGGGCCGGGGCCCGGCTCGATGCCTTCGGCAACATGAGCGCAGGCCAGATCATCCAGATCCTGAGCCAGTTGCGGGTCACGCTGACGGCAGGCTTCACCCGCAACATGTCGACGGATGCCCGCAGCAAGATCGCCGCCCAGCGCAGGGCCGGTGGCCGCTTCTTTGTGGTGATGCCGGGCGCCAAGGGCCTGCGCCCGGGTGTGTACCAGCGCGAATTCATGGGCCGCCAGGTCACCCCGGTGCTGATCTACGTGACGGCCGTCAATTACCGCAAGCGCCTGGCGTTTGAGACGGTGGGGCAGCGCATTGCGGATGCGCACCTTTTGAACAACTACCGCCAGGCGTATGCGCAGGCGCTTGCCACAGCGCGATAAGCCGAACTGCCTTCCTCTCTTCTTTTGCCTCTTCTCCTGCCGAATCACTTCAGCAATGACCCCTCCCAAGACCACGCCTGAGCCCATCACTGAACTTGACCTGTTGGACCGGATCTTTGCCTACCTCGAATCCCAATTGCCGGAGGCCTCCCGGGCCATGTGCAACATCGATCGCCTCAAAGCCGACGTCCGGTCGGAGTTTGCTGGCATCGAGTGCTACATCCCGGCGCTGCCCCGTGTTGAGCGTGACAAACGGGCCCAGGACGTGCTGCGGCTGTTCAACGGGCGCAACGCCAGCGAGGTGGCCCGGCAACTCAACATCGGGCGAACGACGGTCTACCGAATTCTCAAACAGCCTGGGAACCGGTAGCCATCGTTCAAATGTTGTCCCACCTTTCCTGGAAATGGAACAGCGGCTTGGATAAGTTGGCGGGGCAACACCCTGAACCCCGACCACTCCCCCCCCTATGGCCTACACCCAAACCGACCTTGACAACATCGACACCGCCATCGCCACCGGCGAGCTGGAAGTGGAGATCCACGGCCCCAACGGCCTGCGCAAGGTGCGCTACCGCAGCATTGGCGAATTGAGATCCGCCCGCGAGCACATCGCCAGCCTCCTGACCCGGGCCAGCTCGCCCCGCAACCCGGGCGCTTGGCGTGTTGGCTTCTCCACTTCGCGGGAGTGATGGACCATGGCCAACCTTCTGGATCGCCTGATCGGCGCCTTCAATCCCCAGGCCGGCCTGCGCCGCCACCAAGCCCGTGAGCTGCTGCAACGGGCCTACGAAGGGGCCAGTACCCGAGATGGCTGGCGACCCCGCCGGGCCGGTGCCAGCGCCGACACCGACCACCGGGCCGATGCCGCCACTTTGCGCGTGCGGGCCCGCTCCCTGGTCAAGAACACACCCTACGTCGCGCGAGGCCTCGGCTCGATGGTGGCCAACGTCATCGGAACCGGCATCAACCCGCGCAGCCTGGGCAAGGACGCCAAGCGCATCACTGCCCTGTGGCAGGAATGGTCCAAGGTGGCCGATGCCGATGGTGTGCGCAACCTGGGCGGCCTGCAGGCGGCTGCGTACCGGGCCATGGAGCAAGACGGCGAGGTGCTGGTGCGCCTGCGAGCCCGTCGGCCCAGCGATGGCTTGCCTGTGCCCCTGCAGCTCCAGCTCTTGGAAATCGACTGGCTCGACAGCGCCAAGGTGGGCAGCCATGGCGCCAACACCATCATCAACGGCATCGAGTACGACCCGTTGGGCAAGCGGGTGGCGTATTGGTTGTTTGACCAACACCCTGGTGAAGTCCTGGGCCCGCGCATGGCCAGGACCAGCAGCAGCCCGGTTCCGGCCGAGCGCATCATCCACCTCTTCAACCCCGAGCGGCCAGGGCAGGGCAGGGGCTTCACCCGCCTGGCACCCGTCATCAGCCGGGTGCGCGACCTGCAGCTCTACGAAGACGCCGAAGCCCAGCGCAAGAACCTCGAATCGCGCCTGTCGGTGATCGCCAGCGGCGACGTGAATTCCATGGGGCCGCTGGGACCAGAAGACCAGCGCACCCCGGACCAGAGATCCGAATCAGGCGACCTGGGCACCTTGAGCAGCGGCTCCATCATCCAGGTCCCTTCGGGCCTGAACATCACGACCGTCCAGCCCAATGCGGTGCCGGGTTATGTGGACTACGTGAAGCTGCAACTGCACCTGATCGCGGCCGGCATGGGCATCACCTACGAAATGCTCACCGGAGACGTGCGTGAGGTGAACTTCAGCAGCGCACGGGTGGCCATCCTGGAGTACCGGCGCAACGCTGAGCAGTTGCAGTGGCTCACGCTGATCCCGGGGCTGTGCGAGCCCATCTGGCGGGCCTTCATTGATGCGGCGGTGCTGGGCAACATCCTGAAGAGCCCGGATTACGCCTGCGACTGGGCGACGCCGAAGTGGGACTACGTGAACCCGGTGCAGGATGTGGCGGCCGAGCTCGATGCCATCGCGGGTGGGCTCTGCACCATCAGCGAAAGCCTACGCCGTCGGGGCATGGAGCCGGAGCTGTTCTTTACCGAGTACAAGGCCGACTTTGAGAGGCTGCAGCGGGATGGGACGCTGGACTTTCTGATGATGTTGCAGAAGGGGCGGACGATGGGCGCGGGGCACGGACAGCCATCTATGCAGAGTGAGGCAAAGGTATAGATTAAAGATTAGAGTTTTGCTTGAGTGAGCATCCAAAAAACAGCAAATCCTAGAATCCACGCAACAATAGCTATAAGAGCAATTATGGATAGGGCCACCTCGTGCCAGAATATGCGAGATCTCAGTTTGTTGAATATTTCGCTGAATCTTGAGGCTAATTCAACATTTTGCTTTTTCAATGACGCTTCGCTACGATCAACTTCCTCTGATATTACATCCAGAGAGTGTTTTTGATTCCATAGTGCTATAAATAATAGGGCGCAAAATATGGTTGCGCCAACCATTATGGCAATATTTATCCAGAGTTGGCCGGGTGTTGTTGTAACTTCTTTGAACTGGGTGGCCACCACAATAGTTGATATTGGTATGCCTAATAGTTGACCTTGTATATCGGCAAGTGTTTTGTGAATTTTTGCTGTGTATTCAATACGCATTTCTTCAGCTTCGTCTCGAATTTTGTCAAATGAGAATGATGCTGCGAATAATCTGTATCCATCGTCAAAGCGAACTTTTAGTTCTGCTATTTTTATCAATAGCTGATTGAATCTGTTTTCGCTCGGTGTGTTGGCGAGTAGTTCGCAAACGGCAGTGCAGCATATTTCTCTGCGCTGGGTGCTGTGTCCATCGTTAAGCTCAAGTGCCTCAGCTAAACTGCGGGCTGCGACCAAATCAAATTTCAGTAGTGTGTCTGCGCTATAGCTAATTGGTACGTCAAATCTTCCATTTCGCAAAAATATTAATACGCTCTTGCGATGGTCAAATAACGCAGCAGAGGATTCAAATGCGGAAACTAATTTTTTGATGGCTTCAATGCGAGAGCAAAGATCGGAGTTGGTCTCCCAGCTGCCAATATCCTCGTTAACTACATACCAACTGTGTTCTGCTGTGCCTGCAGCGATTTCACGATTTCGAAGTAATGCCTCAATCGATTCCAGCACCAAACCAATGCTAGTACGAGGAGACCCAAAACCCAAGTGAAGGACGTCTCCAACATTGATGGAGTCTGAGTCGCCATGTTCAACCAAGCATGGAAAAGCATCCGCATTACCTTCGGATAGAACCTCCCGAAGAAGCTCAGCCATTGCTGTATCCTTGACTTCAATTTCGCCATGCAGTCTTCCGTCACGCCACTGGCGAGACTGCATCTGACGAAACAGTGTCGTCAAATCAATCAGCGATATTTTCTTCTTCTTCATTTACGGAAAACTCAGCGCGCAAATTGGCAAGGACTTCTGGTGGTAGGTTTTGGATGATGAGTGTTTCATCGTCCGGGTTAAATCGAATAGTATGATCCTGAATTGCCTCGCGGTCAAATTCAAGCTTCCAGTTGGATGCCTTTGCCGAGAAACGGGTCAAGCCATCTAGTCCTCGTTTTCTAGGAATAAATCCATCTGCTATCGGTGGGTCAGCTTGTGCGAAAGAATTTTTTAATTCGGCTGGTTCTCTTGGCCAAACACGATTGGCCAACTCAGAAAGATCAAGCGGCTGCTTTGCAGTGGCTTTGTCTTCCGCAAATTTATATACTTCTCTAAGCAAATTTTCATGCTCGGCTTTCGGTAAGCCTTGTTTTGCTGAAAATTCTTTTACTGCTTTTACAAGGTTGCGTGTGTCGTTGAGGTCTTCTTGAACAGTTGAGCAGCCCAAAAATTTTTGGAAATATTGAGAGACCTCGTTCTTTTTTCCTTTGAGAAAGCTAATGTATCGTTCCGTGTTTCCCTCACCCCAGGTCGTAAGATTAACTCGTCCTGCGAAACGGATTCCATCGACGTCAAGATATGGCGATTGGATAACTTTCAAATCTTCATTGATAGTCGTTCCGGCTTTATTGTTCAATATGACGACTACTGCCCAGCGAACGTTGGCAGCGCTAGAATCTGCAATTAATACATGACCACCTGTTGCGAAGTTCTCGCCATCGGATTTGTCTTTTAATACCCTCATTAATTGCTTTGATATTTCTAAAAAATCCGCATTTTCATTGTCTCTAAGGGATTTTAGGTGTAATTCGGCAGAGACTGGGGAGAGTTCTGGGTCAAACTTCCCATAGCTTTTCGCTTCTCGACTGCCATATACGGCATGAACTTGATTCACTAGGGTCTGGAGTGGCTCGTCTTGGATATCTAAGCTAGCGCGTGCTTCGACTATTCGAGCAGGGGCTCCAGCAGCTTTTTCAAGTTTGTGGACCACAGCGTTTAGCAGTTTTTGAGTCATTTTTTCCTTCCTTATCCGATGATGTTAACCTCGTGCGCCGCCGCCCGGGCTTTGGTCGATCGATGTCAACGCCGTCGGTGCAATTGGATCAACGCATGTACGTCGCTTTCTTTGCCGTGTTCTCGAGCGACATTGAGTTCTTATCTCCCCACGAGCAGCTATCGAAGGAGAGCTCATCAGAGGCCGGATGAGCTGTAGGTAGCTAGTGTGCTATGGGCAGCTTGCTAGCAAGCGGGTTGGAGTCAAACTAGAGCCATGTGCATTGTGTTTGGGTACCTTCTCTGGTGACTACTTCAAAATGTCTCGGCCAGAAGGTTATCAACTGTCGTGGTAACAATAGCGCCTAGCCGGTTTACTCGACTCTAAGAAAAGTCGTCCCACTTTTCCTGGAAACGGAACAACTCGGACAGCACGATCAGTGCATGTCCGAGACCCCAACCCCTGAGATCCAGACCCGCCGCGAGGCCCTGCCACTCGCTGGCCGCCAGATGGAACTGCGCGGTTTCCAGCGCTCACAGGCGGACAACTCCGCCCCTGATTCCTCCCCCCTCGCCACCGCGCAAATCGTCTTCACCACCGGTGCGGGCGTGAAGTGCTTTGACTGGTTCCGCGACCGGGCCTATGTCGAAGAACTGGTGGTGGAAGAGGGCGCTATCCGCTTGGATCGTCTGCGCCGGGGGGGCGCCGCTCCTGAACACCCACAGCCAGTGGAGCCTCGAGGCCCAGCTCGGCGTGGTCGAAAACCCCATCATTCAAAACGGCCAAGGCACCTGCAGCGCGACCTTCTCGCGCCGTGAGTCGGTGGCTGGCTACGTGCAAGACGTGGCTGACGGAATCATCCGCAATGTGTCGGTGGGCTATGTGCGCCATCGCATCGAGATGGTGGCCCCAGCGAACGAGGGCGAGCTGTGGCGTTACCGCGTGGTCGATTGGGAACCTTACGAGGTCTCCCTGGTGCCCATCCCCGCCGACATGGACAGCCAGATCCGCTCCGGTGCTGGTGCTGCTGGTGCGACTTCTGCCCCTGGCGCCGATGGCGCAGCCCCCTCAGACCAGGCCTTCCAGCTTCGCACCTTCCCCTGCGAGTTCATCGAGACCCGCGCCCATTCCCTGCCCACGGTGGGCCTCTCCGCCGAAACCCAAACCCGAAAGGATTCCTCCATGCCTCAGAGCACTGATGCCGGCGGCAGCACCGCCACGGCCCCCGCTTCTTCGTCCTCCTCGTCCGCAGCCCCTGAAGCCGGCACCGTCGCTCAGCGCAGCCAGGCTGATGCCGCAGCTCAAGCAGCCATTGCCGCAGCTTCTGCCGCCGCCGACATCACCGATCTCTGTGCCCGCCATGGTGTGGCCCACCTGGCCGCTGGCCTGATTCGCTCGGGCAACTCGGTGGAGCAGGCCCGCAGCTCGGTGCTCGATGAGCTGGCCCGCCGCGACGCGGCCAGCGGTGGCCACCGAAATGTCCAGGGCGGGCAGGGCGGCCAGATCCAAACCGTGCGCGATGAGATGCAAACCCGCATGGCCGGCATCGAGCAGGCCATCTTGCACCGCGTCGCTGCGCAAACCCAGTTGGACGACAACGGTCGCCAGTACCGGGGCATGAGCCTGCTAGAGCTGGGCCGCGACTTCCTGGAGGGCCACGGCGTCAGCACCCGCGGCATGGACCGCCTGACGCTCGCCACCCGCATGCTGCACTTCCGAGCCGGTGGCATGAACACCACCAGCGACTTTCCGTCGCTGTTTGCCAACGTGGCCAACAAGCGCCTGCGCAGTGCCTACGACGAGAACCCCGGCACCTATGCGCTCTGGGCCCGCCGCGCCCCCAATGCGCCCGACTTCAAGAACATCACGATCACCGCGCTCTCGGCCGCCCCCGACCTGCTGCGCACCAATGAACACGGCGAATTCAAGTACGGCTCGATGAAGGACGGCGCCGAGTCCTACCAGGTGCTGACCTATGGCCGCATCGTGTCCCTGTCGCGCCAGGCCATCATCAACGACGACCTGCGGGCCTTTGACCGCCTGGTGAGCGCCTTCGGCTTTGCCGCCCGACGTCTGGAGAACCGTCTCGTCTACGCCCAGCTCACGGCCAATGCGGCGCTGTCTGACGGCACCACGCTCTTCCACGCGGATCACGGCAACCTGGGCACCGGTGCTGGCAGCGCTCTGCAGTTCACAGCCCTGTCGGCCGGCCGCACCGCCATGCGCCTGCAAAAGGGCCTGGCCGGTGAAGAGCTGGGCATCGCGCCGAGCTACCTCATCGTGCCCGCGTCCCTCGAGCAGACCGCCTATCAGCTCACCAGCAGCAACTACGTGCCGGCCCGCCAGGCAGATGTGAACGAGTTCCGCAGCGGCGGCCGCACCTCGCTGGAGCCCATCGTCGAGCCCCTGCTGGACGGCAACAGCACCACCGCCTGGTACCTGGCTGCGAGCAATGCGCAGGTCGACACGGTGGAGTACTGCTACCTGGACGGCGCCGAAGGCCC